TGGTTTCTTCTCCCAGATGTTCTGTTCCTGGTCTACAAGGAACTCTTTTGTCAAATCGTTGTAAATCTTCGGTGGCGGTCCGTTTTCCTCGAAGCATTCCGGTGCTGCATATAAGCAACAGTGCTCCTGCCAGTAAGGTATCCACAGATTCCAGATTGCGGTTCTGATTTCTTCCACCACCTGTAGGAATTTCTCCACACTGTATTCCTTGTAGAGCGTCCTGCCGAGTTCCTTGCCTGTTCCGGCTCTCCGTTTTTCCTCGAGCATTTCCTGTATCTGCTTTATGAGAACCTGTCCGGCTTCATCGTTTTTTATGACAATGTCCTGTCTGATTCTCCTGCCGGAGATCTGATCCGCTACTTCCTTGATGCTATCCTTCAGTTCCCGGTACGGTTTCTTGTACTTGGTCTTTAGGAGTTTCTCCGGCACATTCTCATCATTCTTTTTCAGTGTCTCCAGTAGCGATTTCAGCTTTTCTTCATCCTTTTGGATGCTTTCATCTTCCATTTGCACCACCCTTTCTGTTTCCGAACACCTAATGCTCCATTTTTCTACCGCACACCTACGTGCTCATTTAGGTGTTCACTGTGAAACCCTTGATTTTACTGGCTTTGTCGGGGTTACTAAACACCTAACACCTAATTTTTGATATACACCATGTTTTTTTAGTGATTTCTGTGACTAACCCTTCATGCAGTCACACAATTTTCCGTAAATACAATAAAAATAGTGATTTAGGTGTTTTAGGTGTTTAGATGTTATTAAAAGCCTTGATTTTACTGGGTTTTTTACTAAACACCTAACCGAACACCTAACTAAACACCTAATTTTAGGTGTGCGGTTTTTTAAGGTTTTTTATAACTTTTTAGCGATTTTGGTCACATAATTTCCAGTCACACAATTTTTTCTGCTCCATGGTTTTTGTGACTAAATCGCAAATTCTGTGACTAATTAAACGGCAGTTTATCTGCTTCCTCATCGGGTATGGTCTGCCATCCATCACCCATTCCCGGCAGATTCATCTGCTGCGGTTTCATCTGCTCTGCGATTTCTTCCTCCTCCAGTAATGGGTCCTTTTCCTCTGCGAGGTCGCCCAGGTGGAATTCTACAAAGCGACAGTTTCGGTTGTTAAACCATTTTGTTACGGAGTTCTTGGTGCTGCCATCCTTAAGGACTGATACTCCGATCAGACCCTTATCTGCGAGGTATTTCAGTGTTTTTCTGGATGAGTACCCTGCTTTCGTGAGTGCCTGCGTCAGCATGGATGGGAAGATGTATGCGTTCTTGTTCTGGATCATACCAAGGCACGTTCCGAAGGCTTTCTCCCCGAAGCTGTCCTTGTTTGACAGTATCCAGTCCACGATGTACTGCGTGGCATTCTCGTTTACATCTCCGGTGTCTGCGTTCATCTGTTCCTGCAGGATGTTCCTTGCCATCTCTTTGGCTCTTTCCCATGATTCCGGGTCGATTTGCAGGTTTTCCGTGTTTGTTTTGGCTGATTCCGTATCAAATTCTCCATTTTCGTACCGTTTCAGCCATTCTCCGTTATTAAATACCCATGTGTCGATGATTGCGTCTGCCAGTGCCACCGCTGCGATGCCCGCTATGTGTGATCCGCTCTTTCCTTTACTGATCTGGTACACATACTGCATCATTTCATCGTATTTCTCCGTGATGCTTCTTTCATCTGTGTGCAGGAGCATTCCGATGTAAGCCGGCCCCGCCCATCCGCAGTTCATTCCAGATTGCTGATGCATGACGGAGGCTTCCCTCTCATCGTCAAATGGTCCGCCATATATTTCAAGCACACGGGTGCTTACACCTGTCTGCGATGTTTCTGTTGATAGTGGTTCTTCTCCGGTTGCCAGTGCCACGGTTCTCCATGTCTGTGTTGCCTGGATACCGCCGCTCTTTGCCCCTCGTATCTTTCCTGTACCACTGGCGATCATGTACACGATTTTTTCCAGTGAGTTCTGGTTGTTTCCTGCCAACTGCCGCTCATCAATTCCGAGCGGAAGGTCGCAGTAAAAGGATGCGGTTCTCTCCAAGCCTACCTGTGTTGCGTTAAAATTTACCATCAGTCTTTCCGGGTCGCCCCATACGGAGAGTGCTGCCTTAAGCGCTGCGGTCTTTCCGCCTTTTGAACCGCCCCAGTTGTACACGAAGAATATTCGCTGCTTTATGATCCGCAGGAGCGGTGCTGTGAAACTGGCCGCCAGTATGAACCGGAACTTGTCTCTGCTTCGGTGTGGCTTTATCATTTTGAGCCAGTCCGCCATTGTTCCGTTCTGGCAGTATGCCGCTGCCATGCCCCTCTGCGATGGGTCAATGTCCAGAACAATGTCCTTGTCATGCCCTGGCACGAACCGCTTTCCGGATTGCCATCCGAATGTACTTGTGGAGTCTGCTTTCTTTATGATGTCTATGTTCTCGGCTTCCAGTGCCGCCAAGAATTTTACGATGTGCTTTGCATTCTCCGATGTGACGGTGCATCCTAAGTCTGCCAGTGCTGTGATGGCTCTGGATGTGAAGATGGTACTTCGTGGGTAGATTGCCTTGTGCCACTGCCCATCCCTCTTGAATGCTACCTCTATCTTTTCCTCTCCTGTTTCCATGCTCCGCAGTCGCTGCGTGATAATGATCGGGGTTCTGCATACCATGACTGGTGCGTACTTCTTTTCATCGATCACGCTGATTCCTTTTTCTGAATAAATCCAACCTTCCGGCTGCCTTAAGTTCACAGGTGCTCCCTCGACCGCTTCTGGGATGTTATCTTCCTCGATGTCTATCTGCTCTGCGTTGCTGATTGCTTTTCGGATCTTCTCGGCCGCTTCCTCTTTGCCATACTTCATATAAACTTCCGATGGGTCCTTGCATCCGAGTGTTCGACAGCTCCATTTGTATACTTCTCCTACGAACTTTCCTTCCCGGAGTGCCCTTGTGACTTTTGCGAGGAATGCTTCCCCACCCTTGTCCGGCTCTACATGGATGTAAAGTTTCAAATCCTGCAGGACTCCTGCCCAGTCTGCCCGCATCATGGACGCTCCCGGTATTCCGAGTGTGCTGATTCCCATGTACCACATGGACTGGGAATCGCTCTCGCCCTCGACCAGTGCTGCGTATCCGATATTCCTTATGGCTTCTATCTGCCATAATCCATACATACACAGCCTGTCTGTCTTTCCATATTCCCACCGGAACTGCTTTCCGCCGTATCTCTTACGGTGCAGTGCCAGATTTTTTTCTGCGTCAAAGTATGGTATGTATAAATACTGGACTCCGTTTCGGTCTTTCTTCGTCTGCAGGCAGCATTGCTCTTTCAGCCAGTCCTCTGGGAGACGCTTCTCGAATGAATACTGGGACACGGTGTAGTGATCCAGTCCTGGTTTCTTCTCTTTTGGTTTCTCCTGCGGCTCATTCAATGCTCCATACTTTTCCAGTATCTGCTTATAGGCTTCCTTGGTATCCAGTCCGTTCAGCTTTGCATAAAATGTGACGAAATTTCCGCCCTCATCCTCTGCGAAGCAGTGCCACATTCCGGTCTTTAAGTCTACCGAGAATGAATTGGCACGGTCGTCATGAAACGGACACAGACCTGTGAGGTTGTCGCCTGTGATCTTGTGCTTTTTGATAACGGAGCAGTATTCAGTTTTATAATCTACCAGACGGTCTAAATCGACCTCCGCTGCCTGCTGCATATTATCGCTCCAATCTACTAAGTATTACCTGTTCCAGTCCAAGTCTTGTGAAATTGATTGACTTGCCCTGCATCATGAGTTTGTTCGTCATGTAGTCGATTTCCTCATTCATTCCCTCGCTGATCACATTATCCACGGTCACTACGAGGAATTCCTTGCACTGCATCATCAGACGCTTGCCTGCTTCCATTCCGAAGTATCTTTCCTCGGCGATGGAGTCATCCATAAAACGTGGGAAGTAAAGGTGTGGTGCAATCGGTATCTTTCCTTCACTGACTACCTTATTTGCTGCCCACTTCGCCACTCTGATGTTTTCTTCCAGTTCCTCTCTGGTATCTGCCCTGTATCTGCTGCAGATATAGCACATCGGCATGAGTGCCGGATTTCTATTCTGTAACTCTCCCGGATAGCACTGTCCTGCGTACTTCCATGGCGAGTATCTGTTCTCTTTGTATATGGTGTCATAGATTGGCAGATTGCCTACGATGTCTGCGACCTCGCTCATCTGGATCATAGTATCCGTCTGGTTTCCTGCGTTCTCTCTAAAGTTGTAAACCATAGCCGCTTCCACGATATCTCCCGGCATTAAGCATTCGTCATCGTATCTGCCGGTCCAGTTATCAAATAATATCTGCATACTGTGCCTCCTTTGGATAATGCCAGGAGCGTTTCCGCTCCTGGCTTGGTCTGCCTTAGTTGAACGGCAGATTTGCGTCTCCGTCTACATTCTGAAACTCTGACGCATCCACGGCGGCTCCGGCGTTGTAGTCTGCTTCGTCTACTTCCGGGATATTGCCTGCCATGGCTTTTACATTCTCCGCCATTGCCTTGGCTTCGGCTTTCTGTTCGTCCGTCAGCTTACTAACAAATGTGAAGGCCGCTCTGGAATATGTAATGCCGTCTGCTGACTTTTCTTTTTTCAGCGTGATCTTGGTTACCGCTTCGTAGCAGCGGAGTCCTTTGAGAAGGATTCGCTTGCCGATGTAATCTCTGATGTATTTCAGAGAGGTCGGTGGTAATGCAAGGATAATCGGTACAGGGTTGCTTTCCTGCAGGATGTAACACCTGTGGATGTTCTTGCAGGCTTTTCCCGCTCCGGCACTTCCGAACTGGTTATGCGGGCACTTGCTGCAGTCGTGGATTTCTCCTGTCTCACGTTCCACTCCCTGCTTTCCGTCATAACTTGAGCAGTCCGGCTGCTCGTTTCCGCCACTGTACTGTTCTGCCCAGTATGCGTTTACCGGATGATGGTGGAGGATTACTCCTGTGAGTTCCGTGCTCATCACAGGCTCGTCCTCTGTCTCTCCCGGAAGTTCAAATGCCAGACCACCACCGCTCGGAATCTTTGCCCTCTCGAATGGGATACTTCCCAGTCCGTCCATTTCCTCTGCAATCGCCTCCGCCAGTTCTCCGGTCAGCGTGACCAGTTCAAACTTCTTATCTGTTGTTGCTACCTCATTCTTTGCCATGTCTTATTCCTCCATTTCCTCTACATCTTCTTTGTTATTGTCTGCTTCCTCGAAGCCATCGTCCTCTGACACTCCTGCTTCCTGCTCGTCCATGTATTCTTCCATCGGTGTCGGCTTTCCGCTCTCTCCGTAGTAGAGGTCGTCCATGATCCTCTGTGCCTGCGCTGCCAGTTTGATGGACTCCACAGCTACCTCAACCGCTGAATTGTAAAGGCTGCCGATTACATTGAGGACATCGCCGTCTCCATTCGGCAGGAGTTTTAAGAGGTCATCCATATCTGTCTTGGTGGATTTCATCTTGCCCTGCAGGGACGCATATCCCTCTGCTGCGATGCCGTATCCCTCATGGCGGTTCTTTACCTTGGTCGGGTGCTGATACTCCATAATCTGCCCCAGTGCGAACTTGGCAGTCGCCTGCATATTCTCTTTAAGGTCACGGTCACTTTCCAGTGTGATGTCAATTTCCATCTGTTCGTAGTCCATCTTTATACCTCCTGTGCTTTCTTTGCTCTGTTCAGAGCTTTGGTGTTGGCTTTTCTCTTGGATACCTTAAGTTCCGAATAAACGGAGAGTACCTCTGCCATTTCTTCCGGCAGTTCTCCATCGTTCTCGGCCGCCAGATTGTTCATCGCAGAGTCGAGGGTTCGTGGATCTACTCTTTCCGTGATGAGGTGTCCGAATCCCTGCTCTCTCAAGACATCGAAGAATACCAGACCTTTTTCCATCAGCTTTTCTTCTGAAATCTTGGAGTATCTCGTTTTCTCCTGCAGGCTGTACTTGAAGCCATCCACCGTAGTATCCGGCTTTTCCTCGTCCACCATCTGCTGTGCGATTTCCTGTTCGAGGTTTTTGAGTTCCTCATTGTTTGCCTTGGTCTGCTCTGCTAATTCATCTTTCTTGTCGAGCAGTACCTTGAAGGCTCTGACCTTGTCGTCTAATGTTGTGACTGTTTCCATGTTGTTGCTCCTCCTTTGGTTTTATAATTCATTTCCCCACTGGTCCCAACCGTCACGCTCCGCCCTTGCGAAGAGTTCCAGTTTCTTTGCTTGTGGGAAAAATGTTTCTAACATCTGATAGGCACATTCCGGCTTCTGGCTGTGATGCCGTTTGCTGTTTTCTCTGAGTACCGTGGAGAATGCTCCACGCTTGTCCTTGTCCGGGAGGATGATATTCCCCTTCTTGTAGAACCAGAGCAGGTACTCATGTGCGAAGCGCACCGTGTAGGCGGGTGCCGGTCCGTTGCCCTTATCCCATATCAGCCTTGCGTGGAGTTTATATCCAAGCAGGCTCATGATTTCCTCTGTCTGCGGCAGGTACTTGTCTATCGTCCACATGAATACATTGTGCTTTTCATTCATGAGTTCGTTTGTGACATAGCGGTGCAGTTCCATAATTCCGGGGACGTCCATTGTCTCGTATGGTACTGTTGTTCCGGTGCTGTTCGGTCTGGCCGCTTTCTTTCCGCCCCTGCCTTGCTGCCACGGTGGGTCCGTGTAGAGGATGTCATATTTACTTTCCGGATTAAAAATATCAATCTTTGCCATTGCGATACCTCTCGTCCTGCTGTTCCTGGTACTCTTTCATTGTTGGACGTTTTCCGTCTAAATCATCCCATGTATATAAGCAATGATTCTCGTCCTGCCAGTTTGCTTTGTAACAATTCCTGCAAGTACATCTTCCCGACAGCCATCTCATTTCTCCCCAGTATTCTGGCTTACCGCACTGCTTGCAGATTACGATTTTGTCCATATCAATCACTCCAATTCTTCGATGAGGTTTCTGATTTCCACCTGCGCTTCTGGCGGAAGTTTTTCAGCGTAAATGTCATACCATCTATTGAATTTATCCTTTAAGGTCATAACACTGGCGCATGGTATTTCCATAAGTGTTTTAATACGCTTTTCCTTTTCCTCTTTAAGCAGCTTCGCTACTCCGGATGGAACTACTACCGGATTTCCACCATATGCTTTGACTTTTTTCACATCTTCCTGTGAGTCTACTGGGATGGAGTATGGCTGTGGATTTTGACTATCAAACGATTCTATTAGCATTTCCTGTACTTTTTTCACATCGTTTTTGTAAGTATTGAACTCAAAATGATATACATCATCCGCACGTTCCTCAATCATTTTCCTAACCTGCTCTATTGGAATGTCTCCCTTTACCATTGCTTCAGCAATCATAAGAGATGTAATTTCTTCAACATTCCAACTATCGCAAGTCTTTCGGTCACGCTCCAGTCGTATGTATTTAGGCTTGAAGTTGTACCCGTATTTCAAATCACTGTTGCAATCCACGAACAATCCATTGACATATACTTCTCCGGCATATTCTTCATCCAAGATAATTTCGCCGTACCCTGTCTCGGCTTTGCTATAATCGCAGTTCTCCAAATGAAGCCACACCTTGTATAAATTATTGAATTCCTCGTGTGTAACATTTCCAACTTCGATACATAAACCAGAGTTATCTGTATCATGCTTGTACACATAAAATGCGAGGATCTTTTCCAACCATTTTTCAGAGTTTTTAAATCTGGACTCCCAGATTTCCCCTTTTTCATTGTTGTAAATCGTGAAGGTTTTCCCCAGTCTGTTCAAAACAAGAGCAGCAATTTTATACCCTTCTCCAAACTGTCCAACTGTGTCCTCATTGTTTGCTTTGCTGCTTCGTCCTAAAAGCAGGGTATTTATCTTAAGGACAGATTTTTGATTTACAAGTCTGAGTGTTTTTTCTTTTCCGTTGTAAATGATCTGGAACTTATTCTCCTTATCCAGTACCTCTTGGTCTGTGCCATTCTGGATTAATTCTCTAAGCGCATCATTAAAAGTCCAATCTGACACATAATTTGGTGTCAGTGTTAATTCATAGCATTTTACATCTATATCTTTCTTCATTAAAAATAATCCCTCCATGTATCCACGACTGTTTTTGCCAGATCCTCTTTCTTTGCCAGTGCTTTCAGCACCACTTCGTCTATCGTTCCCTCTGTGATGAGGTGGATATAAGTGCAGGCATTCTTCTGCCCGATACGGTGGATTCTGGCAAGGCTCTGACTATATGCTGCATAGTTGAAGTTGACCGAATAATACACACAGGTGTCTGCGGCCGTGAGTGTGATTCCCAGTCCTGCAGTATCGATCTGTGCGAGGAATACCATCGTTTCCGGGTTCGTCTGGAAGTCCTTGACGATGTCGCCCCTGTCCTCCAGTTTCACATCTCCATAGATTTCTCCGTAGCGGAGTTTCTTCTTTTTCAGCATCTGCCCGATGATGTCTATCTCCGGTCTGAAACGTGCGAAGATTACCAGTTTCTTTCCTGCGTCCACCACATAATCGTCCACGATTTCTTCCAGTGCGTTCAGTTTGCCCTTGCTGACCAGTTCTGGCTTTTCCTCGCCGTCTGCCACTAAAAATCCGCCAGTGAATTGCTGAAGGCGAAGCAGCTTTGTCAGCACGGTCGTTGCGCTGATCTGCCCGCCGCTTTCCAGTTCTGCGAAACTCTCACGCTTGATGCGGTCGTAGATGTTTTTTTCCTTTGCCGACATCGTTATGTATCTCTGCAGGAATGTCTGCTCCGGCAGGTCGAGTGCTTCGTCCTTGGTCACTCGGTATGCGATGGAGTGCTCTTTCTGGATTAACTGGTCGAGGTCTTTGTATCCCACGATCTGGTGTCTGTTAAATCCGCCCATGATGGCATATCTGTTTCGGAACTGATAGAAGTTCGTTCCGAAGATTGTTGGGTCAAGGAAGCGGTACTGGCTGTACAGGTCGATTGCGTTATTCTGCACCGGAGTTCCGGACAGGATAAGTTTGTACTTTGCCTGGTCGCCCAGTTTGTGCATTGCCTTGGACTGCTCTGCGTCATGGCTCTTGATTCTCTGGCTCTCATCGCAGATGATCATGTCTGCGTTCCATTCATACAGTGCGTCAAAGATGCCCTCTCTCCATGTGGACTCATAATTGATAACGGCTACCTTCAATGCCTTGAATGGGAAATTGTCGAGGTCGTTTAACAGCTTCAGCCTGCGGTTCTTATCTCCGAGCAGTACCTTGATGTTCGCCTTAAAGTCTGCAAATTCTGCGAAGTCCTTGGGCCATACGGAGCAGACGGAGGTTGGTGCTACCACCAGTACCTTTTCCACCTTACCCATCTGGTAAGCCGTGCCTGCTATCATGATTGCTGTTAGCGTCTTTCCACATCCCATTTCAAAAAGCAGACCGAAGCCTTTATGCGTTTCTGCCATTGGTTTTTACCTCCTTCCTGTGATTTTCTTTTGCTTTGCGGTGCTCCAAATTTCGCACCATCCTGTTCCAACCTGCTTCCTGCTGCTTGGTTGCTGCGGGGTTTCGACAGGATATGTAATCTCTGTTATTTCTGCTCATCTGCATCCTCCTCGCTTAGTATCATGGCAATGCCTTCCATCACAAACATTGCACACGGAAGTGCTATGCCGTTGCCCCACATCTTATATTTGGCTGAGTCGCTCTCCGGGTCTTTCAGCCATTTGCAGATCTGGTTGTCTGTCTTTTCCTTTTTGCTCTCGCCCATGGCTTCTATCTGCGTTCGGAACACCTCTCGCCAGTGATCGATATCTTCCTGTGTTGGTTCTGGTATCCCCAGTTCCTCTGCCCAGTTATCTGGGAATCCTTGCAGTCTGCAGTATTCCAATGGAGTGAGCCTGCGGACGATGTATTCTGTTGCCACGAGCATATCGCTGAATGCGTCCTGTCCTGTATAACTTCCGGGATGCGAGTTTGCCATGAGCGGTCCACTCACTTTCTGGTATGTTCCTACGCTACCCATATTCTCCGTCATCGTTGCTACGCTCCTCTCCATCTGCATCTTGTGGCATACCCCCCCCGGTCCTCTTGCGACCAGAGTTTGTGCTGTTTCTTCCTGCACGCTGATATCGTACTGTGCATTCATTCCCTGGTTGAATGCTGCACGGTCTATTGCGTATGCCACTGCGTGCCTGTCTGCGGCCGTGAGCGTGTTTGCGGGTGCTCCCGGTTCTCCGATGCCAAGTCCATTTGCAGAGCCGTCATTGTTTCTGGTGCTTCCACCACCCTTGTATCGGGTCGCCTTATCTGCTATCGGAATAGCGACTCCAACTGTCGCTTGTCCGGTCTTTGGATTGCCCTGTGTAAGGCATGGAGTTTTTCCTTCGAATACAGTCGGGTCTTGTGTGATATGAAGTGCCATTGGCTCGATGATTGTTCCAACCGAACTCCCATGACCGCTTCCATGGAGCGTCTCCGATTTATCGTTTCCCAGTGAGAGGTTTCTCTGATCCACTGCTCTAACTTCATTCATTATCATTGGCACATTGCCCCCCCCTGTTCCCATTCGACTGGTCAGCGTTGGTACATTGCCGTCCTCAGCTATCGTCACTCTGCTGTCCTGTGGGTGGTTTTCCAATACAATGGGTACATTGTTACCGCCGGTCCCCATCTTTGTTGTGAGCGTAGGTGATACCTCGCTCTTATCAGCTACCCTGCGTCTGTCGCTGATGTCATAGCACTCGACATCATCTGTGCCTGCCTTATGAGTGCCAGTCTTAATATCTCCGGCAGTTCTTTGCCACGCTTCTCGGCTCTCCGTAAAATTCCCAGACAAGCCTTCTCGCTCAAATAATATTTTTGGTGCGGTGTTTCCTCCAAAATCTGCGACAAGGTAGATACGCTTTCTTCTTTGGGGCACTCCCCAGTATTGGGCATCAAGCACTCGCCAAGCGATGGAGAAATGGTCGCCCATGATGCATCCGGCTGTCTGCCATTTTCCCTTCTGAGGGAGAGGTACATTGGATTCTTCGTCTGTGATGCTGACGATTTCTTGGAGGACTGCCTGGAAGTCTTTGCCCTTGTTGCTACTGAATGCTCCAGGCACGTTCTCCCAGACCATGTATCTCGGTCTGATCTGCGTTCCTGTTCTGCCTGCCGCTCTGTCACTTTCTCTCATCTCCTTTATGATCCGTATCTGCTCACGGAACAGATTGCTTCGTGAACCGTCCAGACCCTCACGCTTTCCGGCTATGCTCATGTCCTGGCATGGAGAGCCGCCTGCGATGATGGTCACTGGCTCTAAGTCTGCGCCGTTTAATTTATTGATGTCTCCGAGGTGTTTCATTTCTGGGAAGTTCTTTGTGGTTACCAGTATCGGGAATGGCTCTATCTCGCTTGCCCATATTGGTCTGATTCCGAATATCGATCCTGCCAGTTCAAAGCCACCGCTCCCGGAGAACAAAGACCCCATTGTTATTTCCTGCTTCATCTGCTCCACCCCAGTTTCTTTCCGCACCAGTGGCAGTGCGTATGATTTCGGGAGGTTCTCTTTCCGCAGGCAGGGCAGCAGTAAAAGTCCATACCTCTCTTTATTACTGGTGCTTCTGTCTCGTATTTTTCGACCATCCGCTTGTGCTCATCCGCCATGCTCTGGTAGTCGTACACGATGTCCATCGCCTGCGTGAGTGCTTCCTCTATACTTTCTGCCATCCCCACATCTTTCGGATCTCCCTCAGTTATCTTCTGCGAGTATTCTGTCTGCGCTTCCTTAAGAAGTGGGATGATCTCCGTTTCCTTGATATGTATCACTTCTCCGCCTCCTTTGGTTTCGGTGGGTCTACCAGTCCGAATGTCATGAGTGCCATATTGTATCCTCGTACCTGGTGCGTGAATGGCGACACCTTGACTGGCGGTGGGATGAGCGGCTCTGGCTTCGGGTTCATGCGTTCTCGGTCGACTGCTGCCATTACTTCGTTCAGCTTCTTTCGCTCTGCTTCGATGGACGGTGGCAAGTTTACCAGTCCTGCCAGTCTGTTCAGCAGTTCGATGTCAGCCGGTCCGCTTAGTGTCTGCGTCTGCCTGCTCCACTTCATCTTTCCCCAACTCTTTATGATTGTGAACTGGACATTGTCTGCTTCTCTTATGAGTACCTGTCCGTCCTTCATTGCCATTTTCATTGTTGGTTACTTCCTTTCCTTACGTCCGCATATGCTTCGTATTCCCCTCTAGATATTTGCTTTATTTTTCTAAGAGGTACATGAAAATACTGAGCCATCTTCCTTTTGAAATCGTGAACAGTTCTTGAGATGATGCCGGGGCGATCAGATGAGTATATATCCACAATTGTGGCCGCCCATCCAGTCGAGCCATCCCCGCCACATATCTCTGCGTCTTTTATCTCAAGATAAATTGCAATAGATATAGTTGCGTCATTCATGCTTGCTTCCCCTTCCTGCGACCGTTCATCTACTCTTCCGTGTAGAATGTGTGGTTGCCGTGTGTGAATAATTTTTTCAGTGTGGTGTTGTGCCATGTGGTTTCATCCGTGGTTCTCTCGAAGTATATCGCTCCCCGGCTCTCATTCCAGTGTTCTACCTGCACCATTTCCAGTGCCCGGTAGCAGTCTGCGTCTGGTTCTACCCTGTCGTATCTTCCATTTTCATATGCTGCGAACTGGGTATCCTCCGTGATCACTCCCTCGATGGTATCTGGGAAGTCATCGCTCCATACTCGGTTCAGCACTACCAGTATGACCAGTGCCTTGCCCTCGGTGTCCTCGCCCTCTGCTTCCGCCATGGCGATTTTTGCTAATCTGTAGGAGTCATCTGCATCCCAGTCCAGACTGCCGATTGCTGCGGTCGTTGTCGGTACTGGTGTCTCAGTGCTCTGGAGGATTGCGTTGTAGTAGGATTGTTCCTCTGCCTGCTCTGCTGCCTTGTATGCGTCACGCTCTTTGCACATCTGTTCATATTCTTCCTGCGTCAGCCATGTGTCCGATCCTTCCACCTGCACCATGCCTATGTGGTTTTCCTCCATGTACTCGCTCCAGTCCGGCATTGGTTCGTTTGCCCATGCGACAAACAATCCAACAAACATTCCCGCTCCCACTATAACCGCTACTGCATCCACTGCTATGCGCTTCAGCTTTCTTTTCAGAATTCGCTTCTGTCTCCTACTGAGTTTCAAATCGTCATGCACCTCCTGCTTACTTCTCGACTGCTTCCAGTCTCTTTTCCTTCCTGTTGTAGAGGATCATCTCTTTCTCATCCTCTGAATGGAGCATATAGTCATCTGGGTTCATTCCCTTCTTGACCAGTATCTCTTTCTGATTCCTTGTCAGTTTCTTTGGCTGTTTCATATGCTCTCTCCTTTATACTTACTTGACTTTTACCAGTACCTCATTATGCTCTCTAGGCTTCTTGGGTCTGGCATGGAACAGGTTCTCCAAGGCTTTGAAGAGTAACTGTTCCGTTCATGCTCCCTGAGTATTCTTTGGGGTAGCTGTACTAGTTGCCTGCAGTGCGGTCTTTTTCATTCCCCGCTACCGAGTGTTAAATCGCACCCACGCATCCATGCTCTCGGTATTCTCTCTCTGCGTGTTTCTCATCTGCCTCCGAACCGTTGTTGTTTTACTTGGGTCTGCGTTCCCTACCCCAATTACGACAGCTATTCATGCAGGCTCATGTCCTGCTGCCGGAGCGATTTACTGCGGCGGCTCGCTCCTACCTATCGGTTTTTATCCTGGTCGATGCTTGCCAGTGTGTTTCTTCGGTATTTAATTTTTAGGTGTGATGCATACGCATCGTTCTGTTTTTTTGGTATCTGTTGCCTGCACCGGGCAGGTATAGTTGATCTTGCCATTGTCAGTGCTGCTTCGAAGCATTCCGCTTTCATACAGGTGCTTCCTTGCGTATCTGGCACTCACTCCCTTTGTGCTACAGAAGTGATTAAACTCCGGAACTCTGATGCGGTATTCTCCGTCCTCCAGTTCCTTGCCCTTGGTCAGTTCTGTTACAAAGGTATCTGTGTCAATCAGTGCGGCCTGCTTGTCCAGTGCTCTCCATTCTGCCAGTTCATCAAGTCCGTTGATGTCAACCTGTGCCTTGCTGAACACATCCAGTATCATGGGGATTCTTTCATCCGGGGCCGCTGCCAGTATCTTTGCTATCTGTATGGCAGTCTTGATATCCAGTTCTTCCATTCCACTTGCTCCTCTCTGTTAGATGGAATGCTGTGCGACCTCTGCCTTGTACGGTTCTCCACCTCTGGCGAGTTCACGGTACATGGTAGCCGAGTGGACACCGATTGCCATCGCCATCTCATCTACTGTTTTGCCCTGTGCGTTCAGTGCTTCGATTTTCTTTCTGTCCTCGAATCCGATGCGCTTGTACGCTTTTCTCGGTCGCTTATTGGTTGCCAT